GTAGAGGGCAACGGGGCTCTGTAATATGCAACGGAGTTGCACAACTGTATCAGCCAGAATTCCGTCTAAATTTCTAGATATTGATACTGATTAGTATACCAACAAGCTACAGTATATCTAGTACCAGAAGTTACTTTACTTACTCCATGAATATACTTACTACTAGATGGAAAGATTAATAAAGTATCTGCTTTAGGTTTAAAAGACCATTCTAGCTCTGGAAAATAAATTTCTCCACCCTTATAATCATCGTTAACATAGTATATACCTGACCAAGTTCTAAAACTGGTTGGATGAGCTTCTGTATTACCATCTGGCCATGAGTTATCAGAATGTGGAGACATTTCTGATCCTTCTTTCCAGCGAGTTAGCTCTGTATTATCTGGAGCATGTAGCTCATTAAAAGCTGTGTGTATAATACTCTGCCCTACAAATCTTACATAATTCATATAATGTTTTAGTATGAACTTCTCATAATTTTCGGTACTACTGAGTAATTTAAAGGGGATTGTCCTACCTTTAAACATAGGTATAGATTGAGCTGCTGTAAATTCTTCAGAATCAAATAAATTCACATTCTCAGTAACTTTTTGATAAAAGTTTTGATTCTCAACTGGTGCTAACAAGTCGCTTTTAATTCTTATACTGTGTAGTAATAGCTGTTTATCTATACTCATAATGGTTTATTGCTTTCTTTTCTATTCTAATATCGGGCCCACAGCCACAAAAGCTAAAAGGGCATACTATGGGATTTGCTATATTTTTTAAATCTTGTTTATAAATATTACCTATTTTACTTTTTTGATATTTTAATAAACAAGCACTAGGAAAAACATCTCCAGTAGCTGTTATATGTAATCTAGCTTTGCCAATGTAGCATAGTAGTCCTTTAAAGTTAGTTATGTTATTAGCAGCTAAGTCTTCTACCTGTTTATATTTTACTACTTTATCTGAGTAAGTAATCTCGGTGTATCTGCCTTCATCACCTAGATTGCTAGTATCTGTAAATATGCTTAGTTGCTCATCTGTGTAGTATATAAACTTAGAAGCTATAAATAAGGTGTTAGTGTCTTCATCTTTTATTTTATTATACCTTACACTATTAGTATATTTTAATTTTTCATACACATACTTACATATATCCCAGTACTTAGGTAGCATGAGTATGCCTACAGATTTTAAAAAGTTATTACTATATAAGTATTCAACTTTGTTTATAAAATCATCTGGATTAGAAAATTCTGGATGAAAGCTAGCATCTATACAGTTTTTGAAAGTTTTATTCTTAAGTTTATTTTTTAAAGCATTAATAGGTAAAGATAGATTAGTAATTATTTTAAATACATGATTCTTAGAGTGTATTATCTGTAATAACTCTGCCCAGTGCTTAATTAGTGTAGGCTCTCCACCTAAAAAATCAAATTTAATTACTTTTTTAGGAAAGTAATTAATTAAGTAACCTATAGCTATTTCATAATCTTCTAGACTTTTTGTAAGCAGCGGTTGAGTATTATCATAACTTTTACAGTAGCTACAAGCGTAGTTACATCTAGTAGTTAGATCCCACTCAACCTCTACATCATACTCATTTGTGTAAGTTTTTACACGAGTAATATTACTTTGCATTAATAATCTTAGATACGTCGCCCTCAAAAGTATAGCTACCTACGTGATTGAGTTTAGTATTAGGATCTAACCAAATCTCTCCACCTAGTTTTTGCCACCTTCTACAGAATGTGTAGTCTTCTGAAAGATACCTATTATCATCTGGATCATGAATAGTGTCAAAGAATGAGTAACAATATTGATTAAACTTAGGATCAATATTAGAATCATTACGATAATGCAATTCAGGATAGGCTTGCATCATTTTTTCTACTACTCTACGCTTTACCATAAAGAATCCTGTAGATGCATCTAAAACTTCTACAGCTCCATTTTCTACTCTAATTCTACGATTTTCATGGTCAGTAAATTTAAAGTTAATAGCATACTGAATAGGTAGCGCTTTTTTAGGATAAGCAGCTGTCATAATATCCTTATCATATGCTAGAGCGCGCAACACATCTTCTGGTTGAAACTCAATATCTGAATCAACAAAGAACAGATGAGTACATTGACTTTCTAGAAACATAGCAGTCATAATATTTCTAGCTCTAGTAATTAAACTCTCATTTCTTAAAGTTGTAATTCTAAAGTTAATACCATGGGCCATCAGAGTTTGTGTTAGTCTAAACATGCTTAAGAAGTACTGGTCCGTAAGCATACCACCATAACAAGGGGTAGCAATAAATACATTAAATTTTCTCAATACATCTAGGTCAATAGTGGCTTGATCTCCATTAACTGATTTAAATGCCCCAAAAGCATGTGTTTTAGGGGCCTCAGTTACTGGAGTTTCATTAACTACCTCACTAGCAGACGCGTTAGTTTTAGCAAAGTCTGCTAATGATTTCTTCATGCTAGGTCATCCACATCTTCTGAAGGTTTAAATTCATCTGATATATCACCAGCAAATAGTGTAGTATTTTTCATAAGCCATTCTTTTTGTTCATCATATGTTTGACGCTTATAGATTTTAGCTAGATCAAATAGTTCTAACTCCAGCTCTGCTGGTTTTAGAGGAGAGTTACCACGTGCAGGAATTAATGTATATTTAACATTTTGAGGTAGTGGTCCTGTTTTTTCTTTCTTAATAGTCAGATCATATCCGCCAGTAGCATCTGATGGATTACCGTAGTCAGGATTACCTGCATAGTCTACTATCTGAGCATAGATTGTTTGACGAAGATCTAGTAACTTAATACTATTATCTGAGCGATCAATAACATTGCATACATAAGAAAATTGTGGTTTTTCTGAGTATACGTCTGCGTCTAGCTCTTTGAAGGGATCTTTATTTGAAGCAATGAATGTTTCTTTTTCCCTATCAAATTGTAGACATTCAATAGGCATTTTTTTACCTTCTTTTGTAACTACCCAGTAGCAGTAACGAGGCATTACATCTCCGATTAGTCTAATTCTAGTATCACCAAGACCCATAGTTAGACGTTGAATCTCCCTACGATCTTGATTACCTGTATTCTGTTTGCCTTTAGCTTTGTCCCATGAGACCATTTGTATATTCCTTTTTGTGAACTATAGTTCTTGAGTTTAGGATTTCCTCGAAACCGAGGATTCTAGTGGAAAATATATATTATTTTCATCTAATTCTAAAAATGGATTATATGCTACGTTATTAAAGTAGTTTCTAGGTATATAATCTACTTCTTCATTTATTCTTCGCATAGACAACGCCCGTAAATATAACATCTTCTGTCTAGCACTTACATTTGTAAATAAGAAACTAGTGTTTTTAAAGTAGCTCTGTATCTCTCTAGTTCTGTAGTTACATACTAAATTACTCTTATATTGAGTAAATGTCTTAGAGTGAAATAAGAACGGGGGTATATGGTTAATATTCAACTTATTAAGAAGATTTTTAGCATATGACTCATTATACACATTAGTTTGAGCATATGCCAAGATAATAATAGCAGCAGGATCGCTTCTTCCTACTGATACTAATTCTGCCCAATTAAAGTAGGTAGTCAATATCACTCTTTTCTGTAATGCACAAAGTATTAACTACTTTAATTTTATTTAATATTTTATTGCTAACTAATTTATCTACTACTATCTTTACTCCATCTAGCATGCTAGTACTTGTAATATAGTCGTGAAATATAAAGTACTTATCTACATTATTCCAACAATTTTTTATATTACTTATAACGGCATCAGCAGAGTGATTAGTATCTACAAATACTGTTCTAAATACTCTATTGTATTTAATTTTAGTTGAATCTGCAGTAATAGCTATTAAGTTATTACACAGGTATTTATCTTTTGCATCAAAAGCTAATAGAGGTCTAGCTACCATGTCTACACTAATTAATACTCTATCTGTTTCTTTTATAGCTTCTAGTATAACTTTAGTCGATCCGCCATAGAATCTGCCTAGCTCTAAAATATCTCCGTCAGTATCTTTAATAAATGTATACAGTGAGTATGCTTCATCTGCTGACAGTATAGTAAATTTATTACAGAATGTCATATCCGCGCTGCTTATACCATTCTAATCTTTTTTGTTGCTGTCTAGCTACTACTCCACCAGTTAGCCAAAAGTCTTCTACTAGTGGTTTATTAGCCTCTGGATGTTCTCTAATAATTCTTCCTATACGCTGTTCTAGCTTTATTGGGTTATTACTAGGACAAGTTATATAAAGAGTATCAAGCCTATGACAAGAAATACCTTCATCAAAAAGCTTAGTTGATAAAACGGCTTTGTACTTTCCTCCAACGTTCGAAAGAACGTCTGTTCTAGTTGATTCATCTGTTTCTCCTATTAAACAAACACTTTCTGGTATCAGTGCTTGTAGATCTTTTAGCATCTGTATTCTCTCTCCAAGTATAAGAGGACACCTACCAGCTTTAATATGTGTTTTAGCTACATTAGCTATAAACTTTAGATAATCTTTATTAGCACATAGTTTATTTAATTGTCTTGACCAGTCTCTTTGAGGGTCTATCACATTAAATTTAAAGTCTGTTCTTCTTATGTGTACTGCAGGGTTATCATGCTGTCTAGGGTCTTTTGCATGTACCATAAAAGTAGAGAAATAATCAGATAAATATACATGTTTACCGTCTTTTCTTTTTGGTGTGGCGCTAATTCCTATTTTTATCTTAGCGTTAAGACCGTTAAGAGCAGTAGAAAACATATCTGCAGGGCATAAATGAGCTTCGTCTACTAGTATCATAGAAAAACTATTTTTTAGACTATCTATATTATTATATACACTTTTGTATATACCTACAGTTACATCTTGTACATCAAGTAGTCCATCACCTATTTTACCGATCTTAGCAGTAGGTATTTGCTTTTCTAATTCTTCTATCCACT